TATTGAAAAATCTGGCTTAGAACATGTTTTGATAGTGTTCTCAATGCCATATAACTTTATCTGGTTTTCCACGTAATGACACATGGTTTGCTGCGTTCCGGGCCAATTGTTCTTATAAAAGTGACATAGTTTTTTACATCTAAAATCACTTCTTTCTTGATTAATTGGCCTGGGGTTTGTGCTTTGTTTTATGGTTAAAAACTTATTCTTTAATTTATTTAAAAACTTTTCATTGTCTGACGCATCAAAACATAAGCTAAATGGCCCACCGTCTCTTAAAAAGAAAATAGTCATGATTACATGGTCGTACTGTGGGTACAGTTTTGATATGGCGTAATAGTATAATAGCAATTGAATATCATCATGGAGTTTTTCATATGTTTTTTCTTCGCCAGTGGCCCAATTTATTCTTTGCCCTGTTTTATAATCAACATATTCAAGCGTATCGGGAGCAGTCTCAGTAATTAAATCCATTGTCCCCTTTATTCTTAATTTACGCTTCTCTCCATTATACTCCACTTCCGCCCAGGGTTCGTCTATTTCTAAATCAAAACCCTTTTCAGGCGCGACAATTCTGGTTTTTCTTGGGTCAAATTGTCCATCGTTGTATGATAGGCAAGCATCAACCATTTGTTTACAAAATTCATAATCTTTTTTATTATCGTATATATTAACTTTGTCATGAGAAGTATAATACTCATAACTATTATCTAATAATTTCATTACGAACTTATTGCTATTTAGTTGAAAATTAGTAAATTTAATAGTTCCAAGTTCGCTATCTTCTATCCTCATTCCTGTCTTCTCGCCGTATTGCAATCTCTGTTTACATTGGGCTAGACATTCTAAAACCTTATGGACCACTGTGCCTAACTGTGCCTTTTTATTAGCTGGCTGTTGGTATCCTAAATTATAAGTGAGAAAATAACTCATTTGGCAATAGTCCCATTGCCCCAGGCTCGACGATCTAAAATATAGTGTTATCATTTATTTAATTTTTTTGATACCTTTATCGTTTGTGATTTGATCGCCAAGCCATCCCCACGAATCAATAATTTTGATAAGCTCTTGCTGAGATTCTTCAATGGTCATGTTTTGGTTATCAATAACGGCATCAAAATTATTAAAATCTTCAAATCCATTTTCACTACTATGTTTATCCGAAGATGTTGATCTTGTTAGATAAATCAATTTAGCCTTTTCTTTTTTTAGAGCCTCTGCCTCGTTTTTAAACCTACAATCGCTTACAATAGCAATCTGAGGATTTTCTGTTTTAATATTTTTAATTGTTCTTTCTGTCCAGATAGGCTCGTACATTTTACGCATGATTTCTGTACCAAAAAATTGCATAAACTCACGGGCAGTCATTGGGCCGGATTTACGAATTGTTAATCCAATTTTATTTGGGTCAATATCACTATGAGTTGCGTTTCCGCATTCTACATAGTTAGGATAACAAATAACTCCCGGCATATTTTCCCAAAGTAAATGAGGAACCATTGTGTTTTTTTGCTCATCGGTTCCATATACCTGTTCTCTAGTAAGACCAAAAAGACCCATACAAATATCTTTAAGCTCTTTAGCAAATGAGTAGTTTTTGATAAAAGGCCACATGTTATATACAGCCCAATCAGCAAACTCCATATCGTCTCTGGTGACATCGACTTCGCCGCTAACTATTTCTTCTTCTCCATTTTCGCCCAGGGTTTTAGTGTTAACAATAAGCCCGCCTGTATCATTTCTAATAGCAAAATCTTCCACGATATTATATGCTCGCATTTGATAGCCATGTAAGAAATTAGAACAGGTATTTTTTCCACTACCCTTTTTACCGCAAAACACAATTATATTAGTCATGAATCCCCCAATAATTCTTTTAGTTGTTGTTCTGTCATTTCACCAGGATCTTTATTTGATAGCTCTGGTCTAATGTAATTAAATCGTCTTCCGCACTTTTTAATAATTTTTGATGCTGCTTTATTTCCGGCGTCATCGCTGTCTGTTAATATAATTAAATTCATACATCCGCTAGTCTCCAATAAGATTAATTGTTCATCGCTTAAATCACAACCAAATAGACCAACTGTATTATAATAACCCGCTTGAAACATCTTCCAAACATCGCCCTGCCCTTCTACAATATAAACAGAGCCTTTCTTAATTATATGTTCTTTTGCGAAATTTAGCCCGTATAAATACTGAGATTTCTTAAAGCCTTTACTATTAATCCACTTTGGTATAGATGGGTGGTTAATTAATGATCTTCCAACACAGCCGACATATGCATCATGCTCATCATAAATAGGAACTACAGCCCGTCCAAACATTTGTTTGCCGTTTCTATTGCAGACCCCTACATCAAACTTATTTAAAATTTCTAGACTATATCCTCTATCTAAATAATATTTACATGGGAAATCTAAACTGGCTCTGATCTGCTCTCTGGTAACGGATTGGGGCTCTCTAACTATTTTTCTTTCAAATATTTCTAATAATTTAGCATCAGTTTTTAACGCAGAAGTAGACTCTGGGATAGGGTCTATATGGCTTTTATTTAAAAACTTTAAACAAAAATCCATAGTCTCGTTCATGGTAGCCTTTTTGTTTTTTCTATGGCTAAGAACCCCGCGAACAAAACCAAATAGAGTTTTTTTATATTCTTCCTGACAATTATTAGTCCAGCACGCCCAAACTCCGTTTTCTTTTAAAATGCTGCACCCGTTAATATTGTCGCCGCCATGCACTGGGCAACAGAAAATATATGTGCCACTATATTCTCTGTAGTCTATGTCTAAATATTTTAATAATTCATTAGATTTTTCTGCAAGCTCTTTAGACACTTGAAATATCTGTGTCTGATCCATCTGTTTCAAAACCATCTTTTTTTACCTTATTGCTTGTTTTTAGCTTGTTCCTAGTTGGACCTTCGGTTAGCCTTGCATATTCCCCTTGCATGTATACATTAATATAATCTCCTTCTTCCAAACATCCACCATGTCTTGCTAATAATGGCACAAGTTTTCTATTATAGGAGTATGACATTCCCGCTTCGATATCGTCGGCTTGCTCCTCTTCTGATTTTACTTTGAATAGCGTGAAGTTAGTACATAGCCACAACAGTCTGTCTGAGCCAGATATAACATCTGTAGACTCCTTAGTAATGCCATCTCTATTAAGCTGAACAAAGCTTAAACACGGCAGATCATACTTGATGCAAAAATTATGTAGTCCACTAATCAAAAAACCAAGCGCTTGATATTCTTGCATAGAAGCACTAATGTTTTCTGAGTTCATCAACTTTAAATAATCATAAACAATTAAACAATCATTCGTTCGTCCGTTCTCATCAAAGCCCACATGTTGGAATATCCATTTGCGAATAACGGACAAAATATTTTCAAACTTCTGCCCTGCTACGCTAATATAATAATAGGGCATATCTTTAATCTTTTTAGCTGCTTCTTGCACCTTATTTCTCGCATAATCAGCTTTACCAAAGGCCCCTGTTTCAATATCGTTAATTTTTACTTCACCAATATTTGCCAGCATTCTAGTATAGTGATCTTCTTTGCTCATTTCTGTGTCGATCATTAACACAGGAATATTGTTTTTAGTAACATGCAAAGCAACCTCGTCGGCAAAAACACTTTTACCAACCTTGGTTCTAGCACCAATAAGCGAAATTGTTTTTCTTCTTAGTCCACCACCAATTGCCTTATTATACTGAGCAAAAGGAGTGGCAATACCAACATCAACATTTGGATTATCTATTTTGTGCTGAACATAGTCTTCGATTTCTGTTCCGATAATCGTAGGCTTATTTTCTTCGTTATTATAAACTTTTGTAGTAAGGTCAAGAAGTGGGGCTTCAACAATTGATATAATGTCTTGAATATCTTCTTCGCCGCTTAGCTGCTCGATTCTTTTATCGCACACAGCAAGGGTCTGTCTAATATCTCTTGCTACTTTAAGCTTTACTAATTTTGCCGCATAAAATCCAATATTATCTTTGTGTATTGGAAAGTTAAACAAAGACCTAATAAAAGAAATTTCTTCTTGATTATTTATTAGTTTGATAACACCAAGTTCGTCGGCCTTGGATAGAATGGCCGCTAATTCTACTTTGTTTCCCATTGTTACTATGGGGTAAACGCAATTGAATATCGCCTTGTTTATATCATCAGAAAAATAGTCGCTGTCTACAAAATCTATTTCCAATAAACAATCAAGGCCGTATTGACATAACCCTGCTAATACGGCCCTTTCAGATGCTATGTCTTGTAATTCTTTTTTCATTTTTTCTTTCTTGGCTTTAGTCTTACTTTTTCAAAGTCTTTCCATCTATACATTAGTCCAGTCGTAAGTATAATAACCCTCCGTGGCGGATCTTGCCCTTCTTTTACTGAACCATCCCAGTATTTCCATACAGCATCCTTGGGAAGTTTTGTAATGTCTGATGTGACTACATCTTCATCAATCCAGCTAGCCATATATTTGTATTCATTCATATTCTTTTACCTCGTCAGCAAATCCATAATTAACAGCTTCTTCTGCTGAAATATACCAATCTCCATTTTTTAATTGTTCTTTTAAATAATCCTTAACCTTGCTAGGTGTAATATTCTTTTTAAATAAATTTTTAAAGAATTGCCCTTTTACGCATCTTTCAGCGTAGATATTAAACATTGTCTCTGCATTTTTTTGTTCAAACTTTTGTATGTTTTG